CTACTCTTCTACACCTATGCGCTCTTTGTATTCTTTCAACATCTCTTTTTGTGATTTTAACAATGACTGTAATTCTTTATTATTTGGATCTTTTTCTAAAACAGATTTGGCCAACGAAATATTTTCTTCTAAAACCGGGATCATCTTTTTCAACTCGTCAGGCATTATCAAACCCATTTAATCCACGTCCTTTTCATCAATCAGTTTCCCATTGATTTCTTCCAGTTCATCATCGGTCAAATACCGTTTTTCTAATTCGCTATACTTCTTACCACCCCAATTATACATGATGGCATAGACGTATTTCATCACATCTTTTTCTTTGTAGCCATCTAACTCACCATTTTTAAATTTGGTCATAGCGTCTTTAAATAGCCCAAAAAACACAATTAATCGTTTACCTTTCAAAGCCTTATAAAATACCTCGAAAACTTCTTGATTATTCATCAGATAGTCAGAATCTTTCACCAAGTATTTCGACATTTCTTGCACAACTGCTTGAATGACAGTCACCTCTTTTTGTTTGTTCCGTTTTTATTTTTATCCACCTCAATACTTCCTTTTCGGTGCTGGTCCTTCTATTTTGGCACTAATTGCTTTCGTGCGTTCTTCGGCTGCTACTGTGCCAGCTTCATAAACCGCTTCTATCATTGTAAGGTGCTTTTCGATAACACCGCGCAACTGCTCATAATCTACCTTCTGCCGCTTCATATAGAACACCTGTAGCACTTCATTGTCTTGTGAAGGAAAATTGTTCCAGAATCGAATTAAATCGCTTGTAGCCCGTTCTAAGGCGTTCAATTTGCCGGCTGCGATTCTCTTTCTCGGCCACGCTAGACGCTCCGTTCCTTTCGCTAGCCAACATGACGTAACCCCGTAGGAGAATTCATATAGCTCTTGAAAGTATTGCGCGGCTGTTCGTTCTAAATAGTCAGCTAACTCTTGTGAAGTGGCATCCTTCCACAGTAAATAAACAACTTCCCTTACGCGCTCTTCTACCTCTGGCACACAATCAAATGCTTGGCTACTCTTATCGTATTTCGTTCCCTCTGTCATGGCTGTTATTCGTTCTGCGAAATTATCGCTAATTGCTGCTAGGTTCATAGCTATACACCTCACTTTTATTTAATAGCGAATACTTGCCATCCATAAATCCACATATCTATAAATCAACCGTTTTAGTTCTGCCCTCTTCTTCTCAAATTTCTCCCACCGCATATAGTGAGGCTTAAACCTGGGCATCCATTCAATCATAATATATGGAATCCCTAATAGTGGATAGCTATTTTGTTGAATCAGGGCATGAATTTGAAAGTAATTGCTGAACGACTGGGGAATACACCAGCTATGATTATGGATATGTACGGGCATGTTTTAAAAGAATTAGAAGCGGAATCTGTTTCCGTATTTAGTCGTAGTTTAGAAACGATTGGGGCTAAAAGTGGGGCTAACCCACAATAAAAACGGCTTCAATCGTTGATATATAAGGGTTTTACAAAGGGTACGAGTTCTTCTCTCGTTAATATTTTCGAGTTTCAAACATACTCAAACTCAAACCGCCGATACTTGTACATCAAGTGTTAGGCGGTTTTTTTATTATTTTAATTACTCAAACTCTCTCATAATTAATCAATAATATGGGGGACTTGCTGGGGAATATAAAATTCACTTTTGAAAAAAGCAAAGTAATTCAAGTTTTTTTGCTGGGGGATGCTGAAAAAATCAGTGATATCAAGGTGGGGGACACTTTATAATCAAAAATCACTGGCGAGTGTATATAATAGAAGAAAAACAGACAATTATTATTAATTGCCTGTTTTTTTAATTACGCCAAATGCCCACCCACTTTATTATTACGCTCGATAGCTGTACCACTCTTAGTATACGATACAACGCGTAATATTGATGATGGACCAAAGCGCTCTCGTATTTCATCTATTGTATGCGCAAGAACCTGCCTTTGCGCTTTTCGCTCGTCAAATAAATCGAGTTATATCCCCTGTTTTGTTTCTAAATTTGAAATCCTCACAGCAAGTTGTCGGGCTGGCTCCCCTGCAAAATGCTCATCAAGTAACTCAACGCAAGTGTTGTACATATCCATAGTCTCACACGTTGGCTCTTTTAAAGTTTTGGATCTATAAAACCCTTTTGTCATTGCTTGCCTACTGTATGAAACTCCGAGTGATATAAGTTGATTTCGCACCTTACGTCACTCTCCTAAGAACATTCGTTCATTTGAATTGTAAGCACAAACATTCTAATTTAAAAGCGGTAATTTCATGTAAATAAAAAACCTAGGCTCAAAATTAAGTCCCTAGGTTTTGCTAATTTAATTACTAATTAACACTGATACTTGTTTCCCAATCTCCAAGCCATTTATCATATTCTGGATCTGAAAATGCTTTCAACATTACTCTGTATGGTCCAACTCCATAAATAGCTCTAAATTTAATTTGAGGTATTTTCCCTGTTGTAGAAGCAAAACCATAACGATCTCTTTGGAACCACATTCCTTTACTTATGTCCAATGAAAGTAATACTACTTCATAATATATTTTACCACCTGCAGCCGTTTTTTCTGCATTGACAAGAATATCTTCACCGAGTTTATAATTATTTTTATTCGTAGAAATCTTTGCAGTAATTCCACTTTTAGTTTGCCATCCTGAACCCGCAATTGAATAATTTGTGAATAATCCATCTAAATTGGATTCACCTAAAATAGATGCCTCTAAAACTGGTTCATTTAGAACTGATGCATCTGCCTTCTCTATTGGAAATAAACTAAGACTTGATATTGATAACACTGTAGACATTGCAATTAATTTTAATTTTTTCATTATTATTGAATTCCTTGAATAATCTTTAAATATTATTTGTTATAACAAACATAATTTTCCTAGGAATTTAATATACTAACATTTCTATAAATAGTAAGTAAACCTTATCTTACCATTAAACATTTTAATTACCATACCTTATGTTAACGCATCAAAAAATAGATACCCTATGACTTTCATACGACGTTCTCATTCATTACAGAACAAACATTCTTGTTTAATGACAGGTAATTTATGTATTCACAAGTGACTTAAATAGAAAAAAGCCTATGTACGAGGTGTGTACATAGGCTTTCAGGTATCTCTATTTGAGATGTTTTTCTCTGCACTTATATTTTACTTTGTACTACGTCGCTGGTCAATCGCTACATGTAAACCTAACAATCTATCCGTTGTCATTTGTTTATTTTGTAAGTCTGTTAAATGCGATGCTTGGATAATACCATCCTTTACAGCTCGTGCTAAAAAAGCCTCTGCTGCTGTTTGCATGGCAGGGCTTGCTGGATTCCATGTTTGTGTCACTTTAATTTCCTCCTTATCTTTTACGATTAGTTGTACTTGCATCTTGCTGTTCGATGGCACAATTACAGTACCTTCTAACTTGGAACCTGCCGACATTTGCCAATTTGCTTTTACCTCAAAATGAGGACGATCAATATTTCCTGCCCAATCACCGCCCCACGTAATGCCCAACTTGCGAGCAATTGCCCCTACACGATTTAATGTTGTGATATCATATAACGATTGAGGTGGTGCAACAGCAATATCCCACGCTAAACGTGATTTATGATTGCTGTTCAATGTCCATGTCACAATTGCACCAGGTCTTGTACGCCCCTGTGCATAAAGGTAATTTTGGCGTTCTTGAGAGCGATATGTTTCGGTGATAAAAATATTGTGGATACCAGCTTTATAGCATTCTTGGAATAATAGTCTACAAGCTGTCTGCGCTACAGGTAATAGCTCAGTAAGGTCACGGCATGTTGTAGTTACACTCACTTGGTATCACCTCCTTCCAACTTTTTATCAACACCATTCCCCGTTAATTCATTTAGGAGTTCGTTTGTTAGATTTTCTTTGTCATGCTTGGTTGATTCAATGACTTTCAATTTTTCTGCTAAATTTTGTGGAACTAGTACACCGAGCTGCGCCATATTTTCAGTGATGCTTAAAGCCTCATTCGCAATATAAAAAAGAACTGTCGCAAATGTGAGTGTCCCACCTAGCGATAACACTTGATCAATAATATTCGCTGTAATAATGACCACTAAAATTAATAATTTGCGCGCATATCCAAACAAGCTCTTACGGCTCCACAAGTTGCCGTTCTTCCATGCCTTGAATAGTCCTGTGACAATATCCAAAGCCATTAAAATAAGTAATAAATCAATGAATTTTACCCCTCCAAATAAGTAAAGATGGGCTACATCTAAATACTGCAAATTGATTCCTCCCATAAAGCTTCACGCTCCCAATTTTTAAAATTATAAAAGCCTTCCGCTACTATGGTGCGAAAGGCTAATTCCGAAATATTTAGGAATATTCACAAATAAAAAAGCGCTACTCATAAAAGCAGCGCTTACTTCACAATATAAAACTCTATTGAAAAAGAATCTCAAATTGTTCTTTTATGAAAATTCCCATATCAATCGATTTTTTAATAATTTAAGCAATAAAAATAACGCTAGTCGTTTGACTGCGTTTAAATGCTCTCAGTTGCTGTTAAAATATAATTCTCAACCGCTGTACGATAATCTTCATTTGTAATGTCGTCAAGAACATACACTTTGCCCGTTTTTGGGTTTAAACCACCAGACAAAATTCGTTCTGCTGCGATTCTTACTACTACTTGGTTGATCATTATAAAATCCCTCCGATTTCATTTTCTGCTTGAAGTAATAAAGCATTTTCTAAATCTTCAACGCGTTTTTCTAACGGTAATTTTAAGGTTGGAGTGCCTGTGTCCCCAAAGGCAAATTGTACATCTTTGCTAATTGGAGTTATTTGATAGTAAACACAACTAGCAAATTCTTCACGATATTGACCGTATTCTAAGTCGATAAAATCAATATCACTTCTTTCATGTTCATTTAACATTGGAATATTTTCATAATCAAACGCAAAAGACTTTTCTACTTCAACAGTACCTTCACTATCTCCAACATCATAGATGACTTTTCCATTTGATTTTAAAAAATATAAACGTCTGCCACTTCGATACCATGCTATTTCTTCCATTCTCTTACCCCCATGCGACTACGTTAATTGGTAAAGTTTGTGTATCAATAAAGGTATCCGAATATACTGTTAATCGTATTCGGACATATTGCCCGTCGATAACTGTCTGCGCCCCTGTGGAATGTATATAGTTGGATACGTCACACCTTACAATGCCAGAATGTGAATATCCCTGCGTTGCCCAGAACTCGGCTAGTCCAGCTCTAACACGAATCATCTTACCTATAAAATGCGTCCCTCCAAATGCTATCCTTGATAATGTTATTACAGCATCTTTTATAGGGAAACCGGCATTGAACAGCAACTCAATCTCATGTCTAGGTCCCTGTGATACGGGTTGGGCGAATAGATTCTCCGCTCTCCTAAATGTCTGTATCTGACCAATATTATTCGCCATCGTCGCAAACTCTGCATTGGCGGCTGTAGGCACACCTTTTTGGGTAATGGCGTTTGCAACTAAGGATTTACCATTACTTACAGATTGAAAAAGCTCGTTGATGATCTTACCTAAATCATTCTTTTCTGTTGTTAATAAAGTAGACGGCTCTAGCATTGGAATGACTGTCCACGGTGACCAGGTAGCATTAAATGATCGTACCCACCTCGACAAATTCCTATTTATCGAAGTCCCTCCACTGGTAAAGGTAAATTCTTGCACAATTCCATGTGTATGAGTTTTGTACACTCGAATTTGACAACCTGTTGTTAAAGACGGTGGAGTAGGTCTATTCATAATCAATTGAGTTTTAGCCCATGCATCTGTATAATATAGTCCCTCTGTTAACATATCGTTCATATTTATTGCATCATTTATTAATATTCCCCATCCGTATGCGTAATTTTCTGCGGAAAACCATTGCGATTCGTTATTACCATTTACTGATTTGTGTTCTTTACGAGTATGCGCAGTTGAGTTTGTAGTTGTTTCAATTATTTTAGTTCCATTTAACCCTGAGGAATCTGCTTGAAATACATTAACGAACTTTCCAGCGCTCCACTTTGAAGCATCTTCCATTGCATTATTTTCAGCAGTAGTTAAATAATAATAACCTGGAGGAAGTTCAGCATATCTTTTTGGTGTAATATCTAAATCTGCTAACCTTTTTACATGTCCGTTATCCCTAGTTAATTTGTAGAGTTGTGCATTATTTATCTTATCTCGCTCCCCCACCTGCAAGTGCTTGCTGGTGTCAGAGATGTGTGACTCAATCCCCTGCTGTGCATCACCAATACCACTCAATGCCTCTGCCAAGCCCTCAATATTCCCAATCTGGTGGGCATCTGTTTTAGCAGGATTCGTATGTGCGGCTATCTTGCCATCAACATACGAGCGTGACGCAATAATAATTGTTGGATCAATTGCTAATTTAACCACATCAGCGTTATTAGTCTCAATTACAAAATGAATAACTGTTTCCTCAGATACGCCCTCACTAAGCTGTGGTTTGTATTTTTCAGGATATTGCCCTACTGCGATTAACTGATTTTGGTCATCAAAAATACCGACTTCTCGAATTGTAAAGCCGCCTGCTTCAGCTGGGATAACACCATCAATAATAATTCGATTGTCATTCGCTGAATCAATTGTTACACTTGCGACTGGTCCACGCCATACTTCATTGATTAGTGTACTTTGATTTTGTTTCGGGACATAATGAGCGCCATTTCCATCTCCAAGAGCGATATATTCTAGCCCAATCTTTTGCTGTGTCACTTGAGCATTGGCAATTTTGGCTAAACCAACTTCCGTTATAATTGTGCCGTATTGTGTCACAATATCATTCCTTTCATTTATATAATATTTCTAAATAGAGATTGCCTGAAAAGTAGCCTAACGCATCACATTTCAGACAACAATGTGCTTTTTGTTGAAATATTCACCATTTAGAAAAATAGTTGTGTTTTTAGAAATGTTAAAAACATTGCATTCAACGTCTTTATATTCACTTTTAAAATGAATAAGTAAAACTAGATTTTACGCTGTTCAGAGGTATTTTCGACTTTCTGGACAGCCCCTGCTTAAAATAAAAAAAACGAAAGGCAATCATTTAAATCGATTACCTTACGTTATACTCAATCCACTTATTACTCTGTTGAATTCACTACACATTTTGGGATAAATATTCATTTGCTCTCCCTCGCAAATTTAGAGATTAAAATCTTTGTTTTACTTTCTTTTATTTTTCCCAATTTTCTCGTTACCACGTTTAAAATTACCAGTAATTTTAGCTAATAATAACTGTATTGCAGATACATTATCTTCATCCTCTTTAATCCTTGCTATCAGACGCTCAGCTTCTTTATCCTTTACAATTTTAATTTGTTCCCCATTATAATAAATTAAAATTGTTCCTTTTTTCGTTATTTGATAATCAAACGGTTCTTCACTTAATCTATTTCGTTTATCTATTTCGCTCACTATACTATCATCCAATTCTTTCAGTTTTAAATATTATATTCAAAAAAATATGTTGGTTCAATTGTTTAATTTACTTTGTAGATTGTTGATAGTCATTAGCTAAAAACTCAACGCCGCTGTTCTCTAGATGCTCATACACTTGCCGCTTTAAGTTCACTGGCACTGCCTCAAACTCTAATTTCATCAAAATCACTCTCTGTGCTAATAATAATGCCATCATAAAATCTTCTCCTATTAGTTTTATTAATATTTTTTGTAATAAAAAACGAAATATCATGCGTTAATCGTCAGAATAATTTCTTCCAGTACTTCTTCATGGAATTCCGTTTGTTTTACTAAAGCTGAATTTTGCGCTTTTAATAATTTATTTTCTTGCTCTAATTCTTGTATCCGTTCCTCTTGAGTAGCAGGTTTAGGGATGTTTTTTTCTGTATCAATTTCAGCTTGAGTTTTCCATTTAATTTTCCCCAATTAAATCTCCTCCCACTTAGGATATTTTTCTTCTTCGGTCGCATTAGCTTCAATATAATTAATTACTTCCAGCTCTAAAACGTCATTTATTCGTTTAATCGATATAAATGGATTAATAGACAAGGTAGTTTCAATTTCCGAAATAACCGCTTCGCCATTAGGAAATTTACTAAAATCAAATATATCTGTAGTTTCAGTTTCTATTATTGTTACAGGAAAACCCTTATTTTCCTCTATTGTCAAAGCAGTATAAGTTACTTTTACAAGTTCCCCACTAAATTCATATTGAATTTTATTATCACTTCGTACAGGTGAATATTTTCTGCGCATTTTTGTACCTCCTTTTACTTCCAACGTCCAATAGCAAAACAAGAAGCATAATAACTTTGTGTCATATTCGGCCGATGTTGTACTAATACACTGGCAGTTGAATTTTGCATTACTCGACATACCCCTTCAAAAGACCCATTACTACTACCATAGCGAACATTAGCAAAAGCCATAGGTTGAATTACAAAGGTAGCAGGTAACAGCCATTGAGTAGCATATAAAGTATTAGCTGTTTGTTCACCTAAGAACAGTGTATGATAGCACATTAATGTACCATTGGCATATTTAATATAGCTTCCATTTGCGTTATTTCCGCTTTCAACAACAATACCGTTATTGACAGCGTTTATATATAAACCCGAATCATTATTAATTCGAACTGAAGGCATTGTAGCACTAGCATGATTAGATATAATTCCTCCAGTGTGTGCCGTTACACGAGTAACATTATTAAAAGTGGCCCCATTAGGAAATACAACTGAACTTTGTCCTGAAACTACTCCATGTGCCATGTTTTTGATATTTATTCTTAAATCTAACATGGAATTCATTGCAACTACCCCATATGATTCTGAGTGTAGCGTGTTCGCAACATTAATATTATTTCCATCAAGAACGATGGTATTTGCCATATATCCTCCTCTAACGTCTTCAAGATAGAAAGGATAATATGCTTTGCTGTTATCTAAGTTTGATGAATTTGCTAAAATTTCTAAGTCACCTATTAAAGTAAGGCGACCTATTCCATTGATGTAGACGTTGGAATTATAACTAACTTCCGATGGAGCTCTAGGCGTTGTCATCTTCACATTATTGAAAACCACAAGAATTCTTTCTATCATTGCTAAGAATAGAGTATCATTACTATAAGTGCCTGGTTCAACATTCAATGTAATGGCATGTGTATGTGAAACTATTCGCTTATACGATAATTGAGTTCCTGCGTAATATAAAGTTTTCCAAGCAGTGGCTTTGGTCTTTCCATCATTATCATCAGATCCGTTCACTACATCAACATAATAATGGCTATGTGTGATGACGTCTGTTAGCTTGCTTTCCACTTTGTCCAAATGCTCAGTAACTTGCTGTTGCACATTCTCTAAATCTGTACTGACCTCCCCAACCCGCTCATCCACATACTCACGACTAGCAATAATAATTGTAGGGTCAATCGCTAGCTCCACAGCGTCCACATTATTCGTTTCAATCACAAAATGAATAAGGGTTTCTTCCGAGACACCCTCACTTAGCTGTGGTTTATACTTCTCAGGATATTGTCCTACTGCAATTAGTTGATTTTGGTCGTCAAATACAGCGATTTCGCGGATTGTGAAGCCGCCTGCTGTCGGTGGGATGATGCCCTCGATGATGATTCGCTTGTCGTTTGCTGGGTCGATGGTTACATTCGACACGGGTCCGCGCCATACTTCGTTGACTAAGGCGCTTTGATTGGCTGTTGGAACGTAATGTCCCCCATTGCCATCTCCAAGTGCAATATATTGTAAGCCGACCTTTTGCTGTGTCACTTGGGCGTTGGCGATTTGGGCTAAGCCGATATTTGTTATAATTGTGCCATATTGTGTCACAGTATCACTCCTTCCGTTACATAGGTGTTAATGTTATTTTGGTAGCGGTTTTCAGCGCTGTCAGGTTGTTGCTCGCTGTTTGCTGTTTAATATCATCAATATTCATTGGGTGTAAGGTAATTTCTGAACCGCTTAGCATAAAGCTTGGTACATATAATTTGGTTGTTAGTCGCCTTGCGATTTTTAGCGCAATATTAAGCGGTATGATGCGATCAAGTGTATAGTCGATTTCCTTATCCACCGAGTTATTTGAAGCATCAAAGACAAATAATGCTTCACATGCCTCTACGCTTAATCGCTCCTCCCAATTTCCTTCCCCTATTAACTCATTGATAATCTCATGCACTTTACGCTGTGTCATTGGCAAGCGAGTAGATTGTCGAACAATTAAGCGTCGGCGACGAAAATCTAAAGATTCTGTTGTGGCATCAGCTCTAATATTATAAGCACGCTCTCTTGTACGAATTGTTCTTTCACTTGCCGTCATAATAAATTGTTCATCTTCTACCCTTTTTTTTGCCGCTTCTAAAGTTTCAAATTCAGTTGCAACGGTGCGAGAGAGCTCTTCCATCTCTTTAATACCATCATAAATTGGTGGCAGGTTCTGCATGATACGATTACTCATACAATGTCACCGTCCCTAGTACTGGAATTTGATCCGCTGTTAATAGTAGATTGCTGTTGACATTATTGATTGTCGATTCCAGTACATCATTGACACCTGCAACTTCAAGTATTCTCGCCTCTATTTGTAATTGACGCACAATTAAGGAACCTTCCTTATCCCATGCCTTACGTTGCTCTAGTAAATAGGCTTCGGCGATATCCTCAATTTCAGCTTGTACCTGCCCAAGAGTGGCACCATTTAGTACAAGTTTCATTGCAATATCAACCGTTAACGTCTCTACAGCCTTAATTGTTACTCGATGCCCATATGGAGCTACTCCCAATCCTTCTCCATTATTAGGTATTGGATCTACGATTGTTTGTACTTCATCGATTACAGCTTGAGAAGGTGGTTGATAATTTGAATCAATAATTGTAATACCAACCGTACCTCCACCAGCTGGCGTGCGATGGGGTTTGACGCCCCCAACACCTTGTATCTCCATAATTTTTTGTTTGTAATCGTCACGATTACCACCATATGGTATTTGATTACGCGTTAGGAAAAAGCGTACACGAAAATCCTCTGTTGGCTCCTCTTCTTCACCTGGTATGAGTAGCTCTGTTAGCTCAGCACGCTGTAATCCATTAATATATTCAATCGGTATAAGCTGTCCGAATTGTGTATTTCCTGCACTCCCGATTTCTTCACAGCGCATCTCATAAATACCGACACCGATTCGTTGAATGGCAATATAATTTAACTCACCAAGTGAAAAGCGAGAGCCAATTGGTATATCTTGATTAAATTCACCCTTCAAAATAGCATGTGTTGCAGGGTATGGATAGACACCGTATTCAGCAGCCCGTCGAATTAAATTAGGGCGCGATGCTGTTTCGGGGAATGTTTCTAAAATAACACCATCAAGTGCAATATACATTTCTTGCAACTCTTTAGCTGTCATGGCTCCTGCATCGTAAATAATCGCCCCTTCCCGTTTATCTACATCATGACTAACACGCTCTAGCATGCGCGCTATAATAACTTCAAAAGTTTCACGTTCAAACATTAGGCTACCGTCACCTCTCTTTCTACTTCAATTGGGCCGAACACCGTATGCACTGTCATTTGTACGTGCACTTTGTTTTTATAATGACTAAACGAAAAAGCATCAACGCTTTCGATACGATTATCTTGCGTTAATGCTTCTGTAATTAGCCTTTTTAGCTCGGAATAAATATAGGGAATTGGCTGACCAAATAAACGAGCCATTTCAGCACCGTAATCCCAACTATAAATTAAATATTCATAGCGCTCTGTATCCAGCACTTTCATAATGAATTGCTTCACAGCTTCACGCCCGTCCACATAGCCAACGATGCGCTTTTTGTCAAAATCGATTTTATATGTTCTAGAGGTTTGTACTTCTTGTTCAAAGACAATTTCTAAGCCATCATTTTCTACAAATGCAGTTGGTAACATTAAACCACCTCTTTGTCTAAGATTAAGTATTGTTGACCACCCTGTGCACGAAGCATGGTTACTCTGTCCCCAACGACTAAGCCGTTATGAACTAGAAATTTTTTACGTCCTTTATATTCATGGTCGTGTGATGCATAAGCTGCATCTCCACTCCCCCCTGCACGACTTTCTGTTACATGGTCAACAGTCATTTCCACCTCATAATCCCTTACGGCACGTGTTAATTTTAAATGCTCTTGCTCTAGCACAAGTTTCTGATCCACCTGTATTTTTAATGGTGAGATGCTTATAACAGTTCCATAAACAATTGTTGTGAGCTTTTGCGCATTCACTGCATCTAATACTATCGTGCGAATCGTTTGTATAATATCTGTCATATTACGCAACAAACTCACCTCCAATCAGCTTTAAATCCATGCGATAATCGCCCTCAGAAAATGTATGCTTCACAGTTTCTACCATCATATAATTGGATACAGTCAAGTCACCTAAATACATTTGCACGCCTACCAATGAGCCTCCGCGCACTCTTGTATCACCAAACACCTTATTAATATGAAGCTGACGTGATTTACGGTTATAAAGTGCAAGTAAAGCGTCGGCTTTCACTTTGCCATTTTCGCCTTCTTCAAGGCTTTCTGTAAGCTGTATAATGCCCCATCGGTTCATATTTTCTCCGTGTTGTGCAAAGTAATTTTCACGTTTCCCTGTCTCTTTATCCTCGCGATATACTCTTATTTTATTGTAAGTATTTTCCGCAATAGAAGATGTGTACTCAAATGTTTCGCCGCTTTCCTCATCAATCAAAATATCCAATTTGAGCGTTTTCACATCGCGTAAATTGAGCTTGCCATAATCGTCATACAACACATATAAAGCGCCTGTATTTTTTGTAGTAATGCTTAATGCATCATTAATGATGGTAAATAGTTCTGCATCATCCTCAACGCGTGTGGCAATGACATGCTTTGTATCTGCAACGATACCTGTTTGCAATCTAAAATCTTTTGCTAGCATTTGTAACACTTGAGCTGCTGTTTTTCCTTTGTATGTGACGATATCTTTGTTTTTTAGATACCACAGTTGATCAAAGGCTGTAACCGATATAATACGATTGTTTGAGCGCTTCTTTGTGAAGACAAAACCTCTAAATATGGGCTTGCCATCATAATCAAAGCGTACTTCATCCCCTTCATGGAAACCTAGTACCTTATCCTTTATTACGTTAAACTCTAGCTTACCAGGTGAGCCTTGACGCTGTGTTTCCCAAATAACTGGCTCCAATACAGCACATTCGAACTTTCGACCTTGTGATATAATAAATAATTGACTTTTAGCCAAGCTTTATCACCTGCCCCACCTTGATGATGTTTGGATTGCTAATATTGTTGATTTTAGCAAGCTGTGTATATTTTGAGCCATCCCCTAAATGTTTTTTCGCGATAGCCCATAACGTATCTCCCTGCTTAACAGTGTATGTCTTAGGTGTTTGCTTACTTATTGTTGGACGCTGTTTTTCAACAGTTGCGATTGCCTTTTTCTTAGAGGCGTTATTGTTAATTTGAATTTTATTTGTACCGTATGGTCGCCATTGCTTTAAGCTTATTTTGACGTTCAAATCAAAGCCATTTTCAGCATCCTCTTCGATTTCATACTCTTCTAGTGAAAACAGCATGTCATTGTTCGTATCAAATAGTAAAGAGCCATCTGGTCTCATGCGATTAACGATGAATGGAAATGCCTCTTGCGATATTTTTAATTTTTTTAATTTATCAAGATAAAAGGCAGCAGGCTCAAAACCGTTCGGATAAACCGCAAATGGATATGGAACGTTCGGCAGCAATATCTCAAAATCAATATCTGTTAAACCAGGTTTTTTGAGGATATTGACCTCCCCTTCATTCATTAACATAATCGTTTGGTTTTTATTATTAATTTTCATAGACATCGATGCTGGTGCAACAGGGAGCTGTACATTATCAATAAAGAAATTATACAAAGCTGACACCTCCTCCTTCTGCTAACCCAACAGCGACTTCCTCTACCTTTTCACCGAAGCGATCAATAACCCCATCAATGTCTAGCTCGCTATTAATATGGTTTTCACTTCGCGCATCAACAATTACTTCCGCCGTTGTATAACGATTAATCGCCTCACGCTCCGCTAAGTCTCGCATATATTTCAGCTCATCGTTCATCAGCGTTACACCATTCGCCATTGAGCCTGTATTGTCTGCGATTTGCTTACTATGCTCATTACCTTTGTTCATTGTATCATCGAGGGCTAGAGCATTGTTTTCACCGAAAGCTAGGGCATTGTTGATAGCTTCTTCGACCGAATTATCCTTTTCCTTATCCTTCGACTTAAACAAATTTGCTCCCCAGTTATAGGAAGAATCCCATGTATCGCCATAATTAAAACGTTCTACTTTTAAGCCCAATTCTTCGAGTGTTTTATTAATGTCTAACTCATCATACAATTTTTCATAATTGCCATTTCCATATTCCTCTGCTGCCCAATTTGTTAAGTTAGCCAAACCATTTCTCCATCCAGCTACAGTCGAAGCAAAATTCGTACCAAAAACGAAGTCTAAGGCAGCAGCAATTTTTTCAATTACACCTAGTATATTGTCTCCAAAGTCGCCAAATAAGTGAATAATTGCACCTACTGGGTCATTAAATACATTGGCGAAAAAGTTTGCGAAGGCCATCCAATGATTATAAAGACCTTCGATAACTCCAAATGCAATTTCTGCAATACCAAATAGCACATTCATTATAAACGCTCCTGCCACAGCAAATGCTCCTACGATTATCCCTGTTGCACTGACAGATGTTCCTGCAAAATGATTAAATGCTGCAACTGCCGCATAGATAAAACCAATCAATATAATAACAAGCATAATAATAATAAATATCGGATTCGCCGCTAAGGCACTATTTAATCCCCATGTTGCCGCTATCATAGACCATGTTGCCCCTGTGCCTGCTCCCATTGCGGCAGCATAAATCAATGTCGCTGTTGTATTGATTACTTTCCAGAAAGCTGAAATCATTTCAGCAACTTTTAATACACCTAATGCGATTGTATAAGCTACGATTGCAGCTGTAATCGTTCCAATAATAGGCGCAATGAGTGACCAATTATCGTAGATAAAGCTACCAACAGCTATTAATAAATCCATTAACATCATTACCCAGCCAGCGACGAGCTCTATTGCCATACCAATTCCGAAAATCATTTGTTGTATCTTCTCACTATTAGCAATTTCATTAATCTTTAGAAGTATTGGTGAGAAAGCTTGCAATGCTTTTGTTTGAATATTTTGCCATATATTTCTCCATGTAGTAGGCATACTAGCAAAGGCAGCATTTGTATCTTCAGCGGCATAGAACATCGCATTTTTAATAACATCTGCTGTAATAACACCTTCTGTTGCTAATTGTTTGATATTAGAGGCATCTATATTCATAACTTCTTCGAGATACTTTTGAATATTTCCAACAGCGACTGGTGCATCCTTTAATAAATTATCGAATCCTACTCCATTCAAGCCTCCAGTAGCCATCGCTTGTGTTATCTTAGACATTGCTTCAGGTGGAGTACCTGCAATTGCAAACGCTTTATTCATTTGCTCTGTAAAAGCGACAATTTCGGTTGGGCTGCTAAAAGCATTGGCAGCCTCTGTACCAAGTCGTGTAACCATATCAGCAGTTGTTTGATATGAACTAAACGTACGCTGTGCTGAATCAAATATCATATCTTGTAATGCAGAGGTTGAAGTAAGTGCTGTATTGATAGTACCAGCTGCCTGTGCCTGCTTTTGATACTCACTATTCATTAGCTCTAAGCGCCCTTGTGTGCTCGCCATATCATCAGACAAACCGATGACTATTTTAGCATTTTCAAGGCTCAATAATTTCCCAGCCAGACCAGTTATTTTGCCTGCTATAGTATCTATTAAAGTAACACTGTCTTGAGCTTGATTATTTATTTGATTAAATATCATATTGATTTGTGTCATTTGCACTGTTAAATTACTTATTTGTATAGCATTTTGGAGTGTAGCCATTCTTTGCTCCTCCTTTCTCTACATTTTAAAAGGGCGTAATTGAAAAGAGTATACCCTTTTCAATTAAGCCTTTGTTTTTAGTTTAATCGGGTGAATTTACTTGTCTTGTGAGCGATTTTCACTGTTTAATGAGCGAAAATGGACATCTCGCGAGCGAATTCACCTATCTGACGAGCGAATCGTTACTTTTGAACTAGTAAATTTAAAAACGCTAGCTCTAACGTCTTCTGCCCTTCCCTTTGCCTCCCCGCCTTGATTCGCGTTCGGCTTTTTTATCCGCTTCGATTTTTACTTGGATTGCGGCAATAATACATGCTTTATCTGCTAAAGATAGCGCAAAATATTCGGATGGCAGGCGGCGAAACTTGTGTACCCACCAGTACATCAGATTGGCATCGCCATCGCCATCCTCGATTAGTTTTTTACTTCTTCTACAAGGTCTTCAACATTCACTTCATAGCCATTTGCTGCCTGTGCTGCTGCTGCCGCGTCTGCCATTTCTCCAATTGTTAGCATTTTGCTCAACAATTCATCAGCGCCATACACGCCATAGGAGTCTTGCAGATCACGATCATGTAAATTTGGGAATACAATCGATTCAACTGTCAATAAACGTTGATAAGTAAAGTGGTCAAAATCTGTGTTATATTGCCCTTTGCGCTTGCCTTGTGTAATCAAAGTACGCTTAGTGCATTGCGCTTTTAATTCCGTATCACGCTCTGGCGAAATCGGCGCAAACTCCCATTCAATTACTTGTCCTGCTTCATCCATGAAGTTTTTGGAAATCGGCTGTTTAATATTGTCCTGCTTCTTTTTATTGTGTGCAAAAAACGCTTGTAAGTTACTCATCTATTTTCACCATTCCTTTTATTTAAAATAAATTTTTATAGCATTTCAGGTAATGTCGCGAATTGGACTGGCATATCCCAATCCTCAAACGTAAATTCAATTGAATCCTCTAGATACTCTGCATCTGCATCCAGTGAGGCAACAAGTCCGCCATCTAAATTACAGTCAATTAAAATTGTTGTTTGGCTACCTACAGTAGAAGTTTTATCTTCATTCGTTACTTGAATATCAAAGTAAATATCTTCACCTGTGTCTTTGTAACGCTTTAACAGCTGACGGAAAATCGATGTATTGAAATGGAAGGTAGCTGAGCCTGTTCCTTCCCAGCCTGTCGCCTTGTTCCCCTTCCCTGTGCGCCCCATAATCGGCACCTGTGTTTTTGTTTTTTCCATGTTGGCCTCTAAATTAATCAACTGTGCAAATAAATAGCGGTTCCCCTCAATTGTGACGAATGCTCGTCCTTGTGCACCGTGAATTGCATTACGCGCATGCATTGTTGGTTCTGCAAAATATTGTAGATCTAACTCCATTAATAATTCAGTTTTCATCATCTATTGTTCCTCCTTATGCTACTGTTGTTGTAATATACAGCTGTGACATCGCTACGGTAGGCGTCACAACCTCATTAACAACAACGGCCTTTTTCGAATCGCCTTGCTCTACAGTAAGCTCGTCTTTATTGTAGCTTTCAATTGCACGAATACGCTGTAACTCTAGGCGATGTGCCCCGATATCATTCCAAAGTGAAATACGCCCATCTGAATCATTCGGTACTTTGCCAAGATAACGCTCGTTGAATAGCTGTGCAGTATCGATAGCAATTTGGTCAAGTACACGAATCACTTGGTTCATGCTGAAATCTTCATTTTTATCTGCTGTAAAAGACGTAAACGTGTTGACATCTTCTAGCACACGTACTTCTTCACCTACACGATGGAATACATATTTTCCTGCTTTTAGTAATGCCGTGAGCTGTGCTTGTGTTTTTGTTTCAGCCGTGTCCAGTGTAAATTCACCATCATAGCGCTTATTTGTATTTGAACGATTTACTGCAACACCTGCTTGTGCACCTGCTGCCCAATAAACAGCACCAAATACTTCATCACCGATTGAGTCGTTTTGAACATCAATAATACCTTCATGGTCTGTAGCACCAAGCTTGTGCCCTACCAATTGGAATTTTGCCCCTACTTGATCACGTAAGCGCTTTGTATATTCCACATACAAGGATTTAATCGTGCTATCAGATGATAAGCAACCAAGTGTATTAAAGCCATATGCTTCTAAAGCATCTAATGCCTCTTGATGTGCCCCCCCTGTAATCGCCGAACCATTCGAACCACCAGTTAAAGGTGTGCCCACTGTAGCCTCTAGTGTGATATCTGCTTTAAATGTCACAAAATCATTTGCTACTAAATCAGCTGGAGTCGCTATAGCTAGTTGCTCATCCACAACTACACCATCCAATAATGTTTGTACATCAAATTTCGTCGGCTCGTCTACATTTGCTTGAATAACAATTGTAATATCATTCCCACGTGCCCCTTTATGCTTCGCTTTAGCAAAATCATTCGCTGCCGCTACAGCATCTACAGATAGCTTGTAGAAAAATACTGTGATTGCATTTTTGAAGACATCACGAATCCCTTTTAATTTTGGGTCTGTATAGTCATAGCCGAAAATTTTACGGCTATCCTTTTGTAAATCTGCCTGTGTTACAGTAAATACTTCGCCATCTACACCCCAATCAAGCGCAATCGGCAAACCTACATAGCCTCGTTCAGATAAATTAACAAAGGCACGTGCTGCGCTCATAAAATTATGATACGTACCTGGTAATACTTTATTTTGTGTTAAAAATGTTCCTCCACCTAATGCCATTCTATTTTCCTCCTTTATCAAATTGCTTTAAAATAGTTTCTACTTGCTCATATGAATACATTGTATTCGCATCTAATAATGCATGAAGAGCATCCTGTCGATGTTGATATTTTTGGCTACTAACCAATTGTTTTTTTGTAAATTTGTGTGTAGCCTTTGTACCTGCTTTCTTCGCTACAGCCTTTTTCTCAGGTACTGTTTTAGCATTTGTCAATGACTATCATTCCTTTCCTTTATATACAGCGACTCCATCAATGCACTTTTCTCTTCGTCCTGTAAAAGAAAATCAAAGTACATAAAGTTATGTGCAATGCCATCCACCAATTCACTGTATGACCCTTTAGCTAACAGCACCGTTTCGTCTTGTAATGTAATTTCCTTTAATGTGCGTTGGATTTGCAATGCACGATCTGCTGCCTCAAGTTGTCCATTCAAAGGGAAATATTTCACATTAAAGAATAGTGTGATTCTAGCTCGTCCGCTAATTTGAGGCGTATGCTCTAACTTCAAAAATTGGATAAAAAAAGCTGGCGTTTCCACCGTCTGTGGCAATTCATTAATATATCGCTTGTAATCATCTCCAAACCTTTCTTGAAGCCTGTGAGAAATCGCTTCTATAATTTGACTAATGTCCAC